AGAACATGTTCTCTAGTTCTGCAAGACGTTGAACTTTTCAACATACGTCCTGAGGCCTCAAGAAATTTGGCTATTTTGGGCCATTCCCATAATTTTTGAATTTTTCATTGTATTTATCTATTGGTAAACGAGTTAATTTGCCGATACGAATAGTGAGGGCTAATAATGACCCAGGAATCAGTGAAGGTTAACATTAACGGGGCTATGGTTCCGGTTGTTTCTGTCGCTACTGGCACTCCTTTAACGATTTCCCAATTAGATTGGATTATGCCGAACGCCGGAACTCGGGCCGCCCAGTTCCTGGCACCTTTGCAGTATACGTTTCAGCAATTCAGAATTAATACACCTATCAGGGCGGCCCATTTTCTTGCCCAGATCGCGCACGAATCCGGCGAACTACGTTACGTGCGCGAACTCTGGGGACCCAACCCAACTCAACAGGCCTATGAGGGTCGCCGGGATCTAGGCAACACGGAACCAGGGGACGGTTATTTCTTCCTGGGCCGGGGGCTGATCCAGTTGACCGGCAGGGCTAACTACCTCCGGGTATCTCAGGCCCTGTTCTCAGACTCGCGCCTGATCGACAACCCAGGGATCTTGGAACAGGCGCAATGGGCCGCAGCTTCTGCCGGTTGGTTCTGGCTGAAGAACGGGTTGAATGAACTCGCTGATACCGACATTGGGTTCCAAGGTTCTCAAGGCCTTCAGGGTTCTCAGGACACAACGGAACAGGCGCTGGAACACATCACCCGCAAGATCAACGGCGGTCTGAACGGCCTGGACGCCAGGGGCCGCTATCTGGCCAGGGCCTTGAAGGTCTTGGTTCCCCTTAGAACCTCAGAACCCGCCGGTTCCGTAGTTCATGGTTCCGGCGGTTCTGAGAACGATGTTCCCGGCGGTTCTCAGGCCCTGGGTTCCGTTGAGAACTATTCAGACGCCGGCACTGCCGGCCAAGGGGCCTAGATGGACTGGAAACTCATCGTAAAGAGGGTTGCCCCGTTCATCGGGGCGGCAATTGGAGGCCCCTTTGCGCCCCTGGCTTCCGCCGCCGTATCGGTCCTGGTGTCAGCGTTGGGCGGCGATCCAGCGCAAACCACGGATGACCACCTGGCCGCGCTGGTAACGGCGGCGACCCCTGAACAGTTGCTGGCACTAAAAACCCAGGAAGCCAATTTCGCCGCGCAGATGCAGGCACTCGGGTTCCAGCACGATACAGATCTTGCGCAAGCCGACGTACAGGACCGGAACTCAGCCCGGACCCGTCAAGAAGTTCTCAAGGATCACACGCCCCAGATCCTGGCTTACATGGGGCTAGCCGCATGGTCCGGGTTCAACGGGATTCTGCTGTTCATGGCGTTCCGGGGCCGTTCGCTGCCAGCAGATATGAGCCCCATTATCATGCGGGTTCTGGGAACGATGGATGCCTTGTTGGGTATGGCTTTCAGCTATTTCTTTGGCCGCTCGCACGATTCCGCTGCCAAAGATCAGATGCTTTTCAATTCAACACCTATTAATCAGGCCCAGCAGGCCACTAATAAAGAGGCCTAATAATGCCTGATTGGAATATTAAGGTTTGGGTCCTTACCGGAGTTCTAGGCGTAATGATCCCCGCACTGGGTTATTTATTGGTTCGGGAGTTCAACCGAAAGGACAAGATTTCAGAAGATCTTGGAGTTATAACGGCCCGCTTTACAACTTCCATTGAAGAGTTGAACCGCTGTGTCGCGGCCCTGACAACGGCTGTCATGGAAGTTCGGGGTTGGGCCTCGGAACGATTTGTTCCACGGGTTGAGCATGAGAAAGATATTGATGAACTTAGAGCAGACATTCAGCGTCATGCGGATCGGTTTGAAAAAGATCTCGACCGTTGTTCTGAGCGTTGCCCGGTCGGGAGGCCTTAATGGCAAATCCTAACGGCGGAAAAGCTACTCCTCTAACGCCTAACGCGTTCAGTGGGATGATCACGGGCTCCAATCCGCGCCAGATATTCACCATAGATGAATGGTTTGGTCCCGGCCAACCCATGACCCCAGTTGCGCCTGCCGGGACCGGGGGCCGCGCGTTCGACTACCCCGTAAGCGCCAATATAACTTACGTTCCAAAGACCGAGGCCAACAGCCAAGGTATTACGTTTGATCAACTTCGGAATCTTGCAGATAATCTGGATATTTTGCGCCTAGTTATCGAGACTCGCAAGGATCAGATAGCTAATCAGAAATGGGTCATCAAACTTCGGGACGATGATTCGCCCAAGCCCAGGCCCGGTCAGAAGTCCAAGGTTCCGGGCGCTGTTAAGGAAATGACGGATTTTTTCCATTTCCCTGATGGTCAAAATGATTTTCACGCTTGGCTGCGATTAGTCCTGGAGGATCTGTTTGTTGTCGATGCCCCTGCCCTTTACGTTCAACGAACAAAGGGCGGCAAGGTCATGGGATTTGAACCCATTGACGGAACTACAATCAAAAGACTTCTGGATGAGGGCGGAAGAACCCCTCAGGCCCCGGCTCCAGCGTATCAACAGATACTAAAAGGCCTTCCGGCCGCTGATCTATCGACCGATGACCTGATTTACGCACCCCGGAACATGCGGAACCATATGATATATGGTTATTCTCCGGTTGAGCAGATTGTAATCACCGCGAATATGGCGATCCGCCGCATGTTGGGTCAGTTGGCCCATTTTACCGATGGGTCGGTTCCCGAGGCCGTGGCCCAGGTTCCGGATGGATGGACCGCAGAACAGGTGGAGCAGTTCCAGGATTACTGGGATTCCATGTTGGCTGGCAACGACCAGCAACGCCGGCACATGCGATTCATGCCTCATGGAACAGCCATAACCCTTCTGAAGCCAGAACTACTCACAGACAAAATGGACGAATGGCTAGCCAAAATCGTTTGTTATGCGTTCAGCGTCAGTTCTTCGGCCTTTGCATCACAGGTGAACAGGGCGACAGCCCAGACCGCGCAACAGCAGAGCCTTCAGGAAGGGCTGGCCCCTATCCTGCTCTGGATTCAGAGCCTTATGAACCGCCTGTTAAGGCAGTACATGGGCCATCCAGAACTAGAGTTCTGCTGGGACGAAGAGGAGGCCGTTGATCCCCTGATCCAGGCCCAGATTGACGAAATCCTAGTAAATACGGGGATCATCACGGTTGACGAGGCCAGGGACAAGCGGGGATATGAACCTCTGCCGGAACCCGTAGTCGAAAGCCCGGTAATGCCGTTGGCAGCGCCCTTTGATCCGGCGAACCCGGAACCGGCGCACACGGGGACCGCTCAGGTTACCGCCTCACAGGTTCCGCCAGTTCCGGCCTCAGGTTCTCAGTCCAAGGTTCCGGCCGGTTCTCAGTCCAAGGTTCCGGCCGGTTCTCAGTCCAAGGTTCCGGCCGGTTCTCAGGCCAAGGTTCCGGCCGGCCCTCAGGCCTCAGCGGAGAAGCTAGCCAAGGCCTCGGGTTCCGTTGGCCCTGAGGCCCAGAGTAAACATGAAAAGGCTCTACGGGCCGGCGTGAAGAAGTTCTTCCGTTCCCAGGCCGGCAAGATCGCCGCTCAGATCACATCCCAGGTTTCCAAGGTTGAGAAGTCCGAGAGCCCCGAATCTAGGGCCTCTCAGATCATCAAGAACCTGGACCTGAACACGGATGCTCTGGCCCGTGTGGTTCAGCCCGTCCTGGAGGATGCTACAACCCAGGCCGCTGAGGATGCGGCGGCGGATCTGCCGGATGGGGCTGTTCCCGCCGCGATGCTCAAGGTAGTCAATGACAAGGCCGTAGCCTATGCCCAGGGCCACACGGGTTCACTGGTGAAGGGCATTGACGAGGCTACCCGAAAATACCTAGCGGCCGATGTCATCCAATGCCTGAATGAGGGCCTGTCCACTGCGGAACTCGCGGAACTCTTGGTCGATGGCTACGCGTTCTCGGATGCCCGAGCCGAAACGATTGCCAGGACCGAGGCCAACAACGCGTTGAACCAGGGAACCATGACGACCTGGCAGGAATCCGGCGTGGTCAGCGGCAAAACCTGGATTGTTGGGGACGGTTGCTGCGATGACTGCGCGGACCTGGACGGGGAAACCGTTGATCTTGACGAGGATTTCCCCGGAGACGTTGGGGACGCGCCTCCGGGGCACCCAAATTGCCGCTGTTCTATGACCGCCGTTTTGTCGGATGACTCTAACTCTGAATCAAATTCTGAAGGTGAATAATATGCATTTCCCAGGGAAAATCGAAAAGATCTATAAAAACGATCAGGGCCACTTGATCGTATGCGGTCATGCCTCCACTGAAGCCCTAGACGCACAGGGCGAGATCGTCAAGGCTGAGGCCATGAGGAACGCCCTTCAGGAATACATGAAGGTTGGCAACGTTCGGGAAATGCATCAGCCTTCCGCTGTTGGTAAAACTATGGTTGCTGAACAGGATGATCTTGGAACCTATATTGAAGTAAAGGTCGTTGATCCTATTGCTGCGATGAAATGCGAGGAAGGCGTTTATACCGGGTTTTCCATTGGCGGTAAGTACACTGGCAGGGACACCCTGAACAAGAACATCATTACCGGAATTCGTCTGACTGAGATAAGCCTAGTTGACCGCCCATGTAACCCAGAAGCAACATTTACTTTGTTTAAGCTTGATGACGAATTGGCCGATGAATTAAATGTGGAACCCGAGGTTATAATGCCCGTTGAAAAGACAGAAGGCGCAACAGAACTGCAAAAGGGCATGGTACATGTTGCTGAATTGTCATATTTGCTCAAACAGTTAGCGTATTTGGTTGATGATCAGGCGAACGAAGCGGCCCGTGAGGGTGACGGTTCGCCGGTGCCGGCGGCGTTACAGGGCTGGCTGACAACCGGGGCCGAAATTCTACGAAATATGACCGCTGAGGAGTCAGCCGAATTGGTTGCCGCCGCCGGCCAGGATCTTCTTCCTACCACGGATGATGTTCCGGTTCTTGAGATGGCCGAGAAAACTGAGGGCCTGGAGAAGCGGGGCGCTAAGTTCAGCCAGGAAACCAAGGATCAGTTGATCGCACTGCACGACACCCTGATTCAGAACCTGGGCCAGCTACATTCCCTGCTATACCCCGCCGAACAGACGGACCTGAACGGGGCTGATGCTGATGCCATTGCCAACCCGAACGTCTATGCCCAGCCCGAAGGGGAACGCGGCGAAACCGGGACTCCTCAGGGGTTCCGGGATTCCTCGCCCAATGCCACGGAATCTAGACCCCTGGATGCGACCACGATTTCAGGCGCAAGATCCGCAGGAAAAGCTGATTTAGAAATGGATATGAAGAAATTAGATGATTTGCAGAAAACCCATGATGAAGCCATGGCCAAGATCACCGACTTAACCTCGGACCTGGAAAAGCTGAACTCTGACAAGGAGGCCCTCCAGAAGCGGGTTTCCGAGCTAGAGGCCCAGCCGGCCCCGGCCAAGGCGAGGTTGTTGAGCCTGTCCAAAGCTGAAGACGTGGTAGTAAGCGAAGTTGCCACAAAAGCTGAAGCCCTGCTCGCCTCAAAGAACCCCGTAGACATCATGAAAGGTGTTTTTATGACGGGCGGAACCCCTGGATATTCTAAAGGCTTACGTTAAAACTGATTTTCTCTTTTAATGTAGCACAATTCATTAACCTCCTTTGACCGCTTTGAAACGGTCCCCTCGGAGAAATAATCATGGCTCTTGCCAACGGCGTTACCCAGGAAACCCTGGATCTTGCTAAGACTGCTATTTCTACTCCTGATGATAGCCCTCTTGCTAAAAACTACACTCAGTCTCTCGGGCTAGTCAATTATGACCTCCAGCCTGTTGCGCTGAACCTTTTCCCTGTGCTGTGCCCCCTCCGCAACATAATTCCCCGCGTTGCTGGGAACGGCGGAACCGCGACCAATTGGAAGGCGATTACCGGCGTAAACACTACCGCGATGCTTCCTGGCGTTTCTGAGGCCAACCGTTCTGCGTTCGTCACCAGCACAACCGCTAATTTCGTGGCGTCGTACAAGGGCCAGGGACTTGAAGATTACGTCAGTTTTGAAGCTGATTATGCGGCTGGCGGCTTTATGGATGTCAAGGCTCGCTCGGTTGCGAATCTTCTTGCCGCTACTATGACCGAGGAAGAGCGCATTATCGTTGGCGGAAACGCTGGTCAGGCCCTCGGCACTGCGAACACCCCAACCGTTGCGACCTCCACCACTGGCGGCGCGATTGCAACCGCAACCGCTGTGTATGTGCTGGTGGTAGGCCTCACCATGGATGGCCAGCGCAGAACTACTGTTTCCGCTGGTTGCCCTGGATCCATCAGCAGAACCAATGCTGACGCGACCAGCGACAGCATGGGCGGCGGGAACGGCCAGATCTCTCTTTCTGGCAACGTCACCACTGGCGCGGGCTCTACCAACAGCGTTCAGGCCTCCGTTACCCCCAAGGCCGGTGAAGTTGCTTGGGCCTGGTATTGGGGCGCTTCAGCCGCCGCCGCTACCCTGGGCGCGGTTACTACTATCAACAGCGTGAACATCACCACAGCAGCCGGCACTGGTTCCCAGACCGCCGTTAATGCTGCCGTGACCGCTGACAACAGCCTGAACGCTCTTATCTATGACGGTCTGATTTCCCAGATCATGCCCGCTGGCGTCCTGACCGCCTATGATTCTTCGCTGGCTTCTTGCTCCATCTCTACTAGCTATGGCGCTAATGCCCTAGTTGGTCAGATGGCAACCGGAGTAGCTGGAACCGGAACCCCTCTCACTTCTGATGGTGCCGGCGGCGTAGTTGAAATAGATCAGATGTTGCAGAATTATTGGAACCTCTATCGCATGAGCCCTTCCAAGATCATCTGCAACGCTCAGGAAGCCAAGAATATCAATAAGAAGATTCTTGCTGGAACCACTGGATCCTTCTTGCGCTTCAATACTGATTGGACTTCTCAGGCCGATCAGAGCGGCATCGGCGGAACCGGAACTCGCGCCTATTACAACAAGTTCACTGGCCAGCTTCTCCAGGTCATGATTCACCCCTTCGTTCCTGCTGGGACCATCATCTTCTGGTCCGATTCCATCCCTTATCCGCTTTCTGGCGTTGGCAACACTCTCCAGATCAAGACCCGCAGGGATTATTACCAGCTTGAATGGCCCGTTACCAAGCGCCGCTATGAGTATGGCGTGTATCTTGATTCCGTCCTTCAGAACTATGTTCCTTTCGCGTTCGGAATCCTTCGCAACATCGCAAACGGTTAATAAATACCCAGGGGCCGGTTCCGGCTGGCCCCTGGTTCTCCTTTCCGAGGTTTTATGTCCGTGATGATGAAAGCGCCTGATGGTTGCGGCAGTTTGTCCTATGCCGGCGAAACCCTGGTTCCTACAAAGAAGGGCCTTGTTCGGATTCCTAGTGCCGCTGTGTCTGAACTTCTTCAGTTCGGTTTCAAGGTTGCGGACCCCCAGGATTCAGACGATCAGGAAGCCGTACTAGAGGCCCAGCAGGCTCAGGCCGCATTTGACGCCGGGATAGCCGAGAAGGCCGCCCTGGACGCCGCACAGGCTGCGACCGAAGCGGCTGCTAAGGCTGTCTCCGACAAAGTTCAGGGCCTGAGTTAAGGATATTTAATGGCAGCGTCCGATCTAATTCAATTAGCCGAGGTTAAATCGTGGTTGAACATCACGACTGTAACCGAGGATTCGTTGCTCCAGTCCCTTATTACTCAAATCAGCGACTGGGCCAACGGCTACACCAATCGGATCCTTTATAACAACAGCTACACCCTTGTCTGCGATGGCCGTAACGAAACCCGAAAGATTGTTCCCAATTGGCCCATTACCGCAATAACGGGGATCACGGTCAACGGAACCGCCGTACCAGCTTCCCCTGATGGCATCCAGGCCGGCTATGTCTTTGATGCCGTGTTGCCCCGAATCACCCTGATTGGCTATCGGTTTTCTCCTGGCCAGAGCAACGTAACTATCAATTATACCGCCGGTTATACTACGTTCCCGAACCAGTTGATTCTTGCCGCGAAACAGCTATGCGCGGCCCGGTACCGCGGCAAACTATGGGCCGGCAAAACCTCGGCCTCAGGCCCTCAGGGTCAGAGCGGAACCTATTTCGTCTCGGATGAAGCCACGCCCGAAGTTCTTAGAATCCTTGATTCGTTCCGCCGTGTGACCCCAGGGTAACCGGCGAAATTATAGGCGTTAACCGCCTCCTCTCGTTCACGGAATCCATGCGGTCCGGGGTTCTCGGTAGGTTGCGCCGGGAAATGCAACGCCAGAGCATAAACCTTCAGACCCTGGTGAAGACCGGATATCTAAAGGGACAGGCCCTGAACGTGGGAAAAACAGGGCTTCTTCACAACAGCATCACCCAGAAAGTCACTGAATCCGAACCGGGTCACCTGGTCGGGATCGTGGGAACCAACGTCAAATATGGCTGCTATTGGGAACTCGGTTTT